TGGCGATGGCTTTGGCGATGGCGTAAAGAAAGTGAATAATCACGATATCTATATCGTAGATGATACACCCACCATAATCACGGCATTGTTTAACAATTATGCCAAAGGTTATATTGTGGGCAACGACCTCACGCTTAAGCCTTGCTATATTGCAAAAAACGGAGACATTTTTGCGCACGGCAAAACTCTCCGAGAAGCAGTAACCGCATTGCAAGACAAGCTGTTTGAAGATATGCCGGAAGAAGAGCGAATAGCCGCATTTATTGAGTGCCACAATTATGATGGAGTTTATAGTAACTCCGACCTATACGATTGGCATCACAAACTGACAGGCTCGTGTGAGATGGGCAGACAGCAGTTTGCGACAGACCACGGCATAGACCTTGACGGCAAAATGAGCATAAAAGAGTTTATCAAACTCACCAAAAACGCATACGGCGGCGAAATCATAAAAAAGCTCGAAAAAGAGTATCAGAAAGGAAGATTAAATGAAATTTAAAGTTGGAGATAGAGTTAAGTTGGTAGTAGACAGGTTTACGATTCCACGTGGCACGACGGGTGTCATTAAATGTTTTGGCAAAGACGCGGATAAAGAAAAAATAGATATAGCAATAGAACTTGACCGCCCAATATCGTACCACAACTGTGGAGGAAGAACCAAATACAACTGCGGCTGGTGGGTAGCAGAAAGAGATATCGAACTCATAAAAACCGCAGAACCCGGATTTAAACTGATTATCACCTCAAATGGCGACACCACCACGGCAAAGCTGATACACGGTGAAAGAACTGTAGTAAAAGAAGCAACCGTGACGCGATACAGCAAGGACGAATACAGCGAGAAAGCCGCCGTTGAAGCCGTCACGAAGAAGATTTTCGGCGACGACGAGAAGAAAACCGAAAAGAAGGACGAGCTGTTTAACGGAGTGGCGGTGTGTTTGATTGACAGAGATTGCCCAAAGTTTACCCGAGGACGCACATACACATTTGTAAACGGCAATTGCTGGAATGATAAAGGAAACGTCATGGCGTATGGATATACCAAAAAAGAAATAGCGAACTCGATATGGTTTCTCCCGATAGTGGAATGAAGAACTACAGAAAAGCGCGTCCGTCAATGCCGAGGTGGTGGTGGAACGCGCAGGATGGATGTTGGTACTGCAAAAATCAAAAGAACTGCGCGAACTGCCCTGACGCACGACGTTACCTCAAACAATACGGCGCGAAGAAGCACAAGGGCAGGACGGCAGGAAGCAAAAAATTACAGGAGGACGAATATGAATAACTACGAAGAAGAGCATTTTGGAGATTTTGTAGATTTTTGGGACGATACGCCCGAATTTGATGAACAGATAGAGGAATTTAAAACTGCGCTTAGAGCGGATGTCAAGCGCGAAACTAAGGAACTTATAGAAAGGCTCCAAAAGGAACTCGACGAGCTGAAAGACTATAAAGCATGCAAAAACGAAATCGAAGCCGGATACCGTAATGCAGTAGCGAAGTTAAAAAAAGCCGAATTGGAACTCGAAGACAAGTACCGCAACATGAATCTGCACAAACTGCTCCGCGAGTGCTGCATTACCGGGTGGGAAGTGAGTTACCGCGTGGAGAGAGGTGAGAAATGCGACAAATGCGACGCGGGAGGCTATATAACATTTACCTCACCACAAGGAAGAACTTACCGCGAAGAATGCAACTGTCGCAAAGGAACGACGGTATACTTCCCGGACGAAGCAAAACTTGTACAAATCTATGCCTCCAGCGACGGATATCCAGCGCAGTTTTTCTACGGCAAAGCAAACGACAGCTATGATGAATGGACACGTTGTGCTCTCGTTGCTGACGGTAACTTTAAACCCGAAGACATAGACCACTATCACACGGTATTTGCCAACAAAGAGGACTGCGAAAAATGCTGCGAATGGCTTAACAATAAGGAGAACAACAATGAATAACTTTATCGAACTGCATGACTTAGAAGGTAAAAGGATGCTTATATCCACAAATCACATAACTAATGTGTGCGAAAGATACATGGATAAGCAAAATGCGGTGATATATTTTGCCACCGACGAATGTGATTTTGTCACCGCCATCGAATCCTACGAAGAAGTAAAGCGACTGCTTGCGGCGGTCGAGTATGTGTACAAGGAGGAAGAATGACTGATTGGATTAGCGTAAAAGACAGACTGCCCGAAGTGGAAAGGTATCTGAGATGACCTATAAACGCTATTGGGAACGCAACGGAACTCGTCGACCATTTCCTCCGTTGTATGAAGCTATGAAAGCATACGGAGACGTAATGTACAAAGTGCCGGAGTACGTCGAGCCGAAACACTGTAAATGGTGCGGACAACCTCTGAGCGGCAGACGGACAAGTTTCTGCTCAAACGAATGCAGTAAAAAGTTTAATAGACTTACAGTTTGGCAAAGAGGACGTAACGCTTACTCACTAAGGATTCTGTACCGCGATAACTTCACTTGTCAGGACTGCGGCGAGTTTCACGCTTTCAAAAACGAGTTCGGAATTTTCGTTCCAATAGACGACGGAAAATTAAACGTACATCATATAGTGCCTGTATCAGAAGGTGGCGGCGATGAACCAACAAATCTTGTCACGCTCTGCGTAAACTGCCACCTCCGAAGGCACGGAAAGGAGAAACATGAGCTTCGCGAGAAAACTGAAACGTAAAACGCAAAATAAGATGAAAACACGCTGTTGCGGACAGCAAATGACACACAAAGCCGGATACGGTTATGTATGCGAAATATGCGGAAAGGTAAAACATGACTGAATACATAAATAAAGCTCCAACGGCAACTATTTTTGATAGCCTTGTCAAGGCGAAAAGTGTTTTAGCTTCTCACCACAACATTCTCGTCTCCGTCTCGGGAGGGGCAGATAGCGACTGCATGATTGATATTGTGCATAATCTTAGCCCTAAAGACGAAGAACATAAAATAACGTATGTGTGGTACGACACGGGAGTTGAGTTGGACGCAACTAAACGACAGCTAAATTATCTCGAAGATAAGTATGGTATCGAGATTTTAAAACGTAGAGCAAAGGTTACAGTTCCTGCGGCAATAGCAAAAGTGGGATATCCGTTTTTCTCAAAAGAATTTAGCGCCAGAATAAGTAGGTTGCAATATCACAAGTTTAACTGGGACTTGGCCGCAGCAGAAGAATTGAAGGACAAATTCCCTAAATGTAGATGGGCATTATCGTGGTGGTGTGGTGAGAATGACAGATACTCAATAACAAAAGTTATGCGAGACTATATTCGCAAAAGCCCACCTGATTTTCCAATCTCCGATAAATGCTGCTATTACGCGAAAAAGAAGCCATCCGCCGATATGGAAAAGGAATTAAAAGCAGACCTTGTTTGTCTTGGAATACGACGAGCTGAAGGCGGCGTTAGAGCGAGTATATCGCGATGCTTCAATTCTGGCAAGGGCAGAGCCGATAGGTATTATCCTTGCTTTTTGTGGGCAGATGAGGACAAATCAGCATTTGAGCAAACATACAATATAGTTCACAGTGACGCTTATACGGTATATGGATTTAAACGTACAGGATGCGCGGGCTGCCCATTTAATAGTAAATTCGAGAATGAGCTAAAAATCCTACACAAATATGAACCTAAATTAGCAAATGCGGTCGAGCATATCTTTGCGCCGTCTTATAAATACACACGCGCTTACCGCAAATTTAAAGAAAGCAGGAAGAAGAATGAGCGAAAAAAATGATGTGAACTATGGCTTTGACAACACATTGTGCAGTGTCGATGTCAGCAGTCAAGATGCAGACGAGATTGACATTAATCGTGTTTGCGAGGAGATTGACGAGACAAAAATCGAGTGGATTGACGCGCGCGAAAAGCTCCCGAAAAAAGGCACTACGCTTTTGGACGGCAGAATATACTTGGTGGAGCGGCATGTTTACGTGCCGGATTGGGTGGGTGATGGCTATAAGGAGTATAAGCGCGTTTGTCCTGCGCGTTATAGTGCAGCGCAAAAAATCTGGCATATGCGCCTCGGCGAGGATATATTTGATTACTGCAACGCGCTTATAGATAAGCTTGATGTGCCGCACTGCTTGACAAGCGTGCCGAGATGGGCGTATATACCCGGCGACAAGGAGGACGAGGATGAAATGTGAGCTGCCGTATGAAATCGGAACGTTTGTCAGAGCGAAAAGCAAAATAGATGGTGTGCAGATACTCGGCACCGTCGCGGCATATGAGCTATACGACGACGGCTATATGATATGGGTAAGCGGGTATCGAGAGTCGATATGCGGAGTATTTCTGCCGGAGGACGTTGTGCCGCTGACGGATGAGGAGATTTATGAGCTGAAAAAAGCGAAGAAATACATAGACGAAGAGGTGCAGGAAGAGGTTTGCTAAAATGACACGCAAAAGATACATAAAGCTGCTGATGGGACGTCAAGGTTATAGCCATAACGAGGCGAGACGAGAAGCGCGTACCGTGGCGAGACACAAGGCTCTTGTCGACAAAAACAATCAAAAAATCAAGTCCTTCGGCGGTACCGCTCGTAGACCGCAAGCAAGCTATAAGGAGTATTATGATTGCATTGTAATGCTTGGCGGCAAAAAGAAAATCGAAGAATTAAGGAGGATGCTGCCGCGGTATGACAAAGAAAAGATTCATTAAACTTTTGATGGGGGAATTACGCTATTCCCGAAACGAAGCGAGATATTATGCAGAGAAAGTACAACTCTGGGATGAAATCGCAAGCACAAACAATTCCACATTTAAAAGCATTGGAGACAAAACAAGAGAAATTCCCGTGCCGTATATCGCACTTTACGGATTGTGCAAAAGAGAAAAGGAGATGGAGAAAGGAGAACAACATGGACGCGGTTGAATTTTTGAAAACAATAAGACGAATATGCAACAGCAACAAAAACGGTTGCACCTCTTGTGTTGTATATCAAAAGTATAACTATTGCAAACTACAATGCGTTGCGCATCCCGAAGAAATTGTTGCCGCTGTGGAAAAGTGGGCAAAAGAACACCCTATCAAGACAAGGCAAAGCGAATTCCTCAAAGTTATACCTAATGCGCCAATGAGAATTCCCTGGGATGTGCTTGACGTGTGTCCCAATGAAGTTGACGCAACACAAAGCTGCCCTACATCAACAAAACCGTCCGACCAGACTCTTGATATTTGCTACCTCTGCAAAAAGGCATATTGGCTTGCGGAGGTAGATTAAATGAGAACAACATCAGATGAGCTTCTTAAAAAGTGTGGATTAGCGTTCATTACGTCGCCAGAAAAAGAAAGGATTGCAAAGAACGAATGCACTGCAAAATAAGCGACTGCTTTAATTGCCCGTATCCCGACTGCATCAACGATACCTTTACCTCGCCGAGGGAGTTTACGCCGGAGCAGAAGAAACGGCAGTGTGAGCTGAAGAAGAAAATGCTTGCGCGGCGAAGAGAGGACGGAGTGTGTATCTACTGCGGAAAGAAGCCCGCGGACAAAGGTTATAAATCCTGCATGGAGTGTCGGATAGAACGAACGAAGAAGAACCGCGAATACAGCCGCAAAACGGAAAGATTTACTCCGCGTGAACTGATGGACGGCGTAAAACTGTGCAAGCTGTGTGGGAAAAGACCGCCTGTTGACGGAAGAACGATTTGTGAAGAATGTTTTAAAAAATGCCTTGACAATCTTAATCACGCCGACAGCAAAGAGCAGCCGAACAACGGCTTTAGAGCATCAATAGAAGCGTACTGGAGGGAGAGATAATGACAAGGGATGGAATTATAAAAATCTTAGACAGAGCCATGCAACGCTATGTCGAGCGGAATCAGCATCTTTTCCTCAGCAAGGGAAAAACCGACAAGGAAATGTGGGAGGAGCTTGAAGCTATAAACAATGCGCGGTATATTCTCTCACGCTTGCCGCAGGTCGTGAATTGCCCTGACTGCGGGAGAATGTACGATACCGATTATCTTCACTTCTGCGGAGGTGACGAGTGTGTGAGTGGAGGTGATAACGACGAAAACGGTAATGTTTAAAATCGACTACCCGCCGACCAAAGCCGGAAAGACCGCATGGAACAGCCGCTACGGACTGAACGCATACTACGCGGGAAAGCATTGGGCGGTACGCAAAAAGGACGCAGAGTATTGGCACACAATAACCCGTGCCGCAGTCAGAGAGTGCATTAAAAAGCCTGTCATCCTTGATAATCCAGTTGTGATAGAAGCATATTTCAATGACAACATGGACGCAAGCAATCACGCAGCCATTTTGAAAATGGTGGAAGATTCACTCAAAGGACTGCTGATACATGACGATAACCGAAGATACGTCAAAGGCGTGTCAATGTTCTTCCACAACGAGGACTACATAAAAGTAATATTAAGAGAGGTAAGCGTATGAGCAAAGAAAACCGCGAAACAATACTTAGCGAAGTAAAGAAGATAATCTGCAACGACCGCAACGAGCAGTACGGAGAGCCGGAAGACAGCTTTGAAAAAATAGCCGACTACTGGACAACTTATATCAAGCACAATTGCGTTGCACTCGGCGCGGACTGCGGTTTAGATGCGCGAGACGTAGCCATAATGATGGCGCTGTTCAAGCTCGGTCGAATGGAGACAAGTTGTTTCGAGAGTTACGACAGCTTTATAGACGCGATAGGCTATATGACGTGCGCGACAGATATTGAATACCCGAAATTGACAAACTGGGAGAAAACCAATGCAGATAATTAAAATAATCGTCGCAATACTGCTCTATGGGTATGCCGTCGGTTATTTCATCGGAGCGTTTGCACTATATGAAGCACCGAACGCAAATCCTGTCAAGCCGAAAATAAAGGCGATGATGTATGGACAAATAGCGGTTGAAATCATAGCCGCTACACTACTGCTTAAAAACTGAAAGGAAGTGTTGACTTATCGCAAACTTTAACTTTAATCGCGTTATCCTCGGAGGACGTTTGACGGCAGACCCCGAGCTGAAAACCACGCCGTCCGGAATTTCCGTAACATCATTTACCGTTGCGGTCAACAGACGTTACTCCGGCAAAGACGGAGAGGAAACTAAAGCGGATTTCTTCAACGTAACCGCATGGAGACAGACGGCTGAATTCATCACCCGCTATTTCAGAAAAGCAAGTTCCATCTGCGTAGTAGGAACTCTTCAGACAAGAACATGGACTGACCAGCAGGGACAGAAGCGTTTTGCTACAGATATTGTCGCTGACGAAGCACATTTTGTTGATGCAAAGTCGGAAATGCCGCAAGCCGCTCCGCAGTCAAGCTACATCCCCGACGCATACACCCAGCCGAAAACAGCCGCCACCACACCTGTATTCGAGGACATAAATCCCGATTCGGAAGAACTGCCTTTCTAAAGCGAGGTGCATATGAAAGAACTGCCAACGATAGAACAGATGCAAAAACTATTCCCCGACTATCCGTGCGGACGCGGAAAATGTAAATATCAAGGCAATCAGCTTTTCAGAGCACGTCGTTGTTCAAATGTGGATTGCCCAGAATTTAAAGCATGGTTCGTAAAACACTGGGCTAAAATTTGTGGAAGAAAAGCCGAATAAAAAAAAAGAGCAAGGAATCGCTTCCCTGCTCTTTTCTATTTTGCGTGTCTTGCAATGCTTAGTACGGCTTTCTCCGAAAGTCTCGCTGTTCTGTCGGTTGCTGTGGCGAGAACTGTTACAAGTCGCACAATCAGCTTTAGCCGTTCCTCGGAGTAGCTTTGTAGTATCTCGGCTATCTCGGTTATAATTTGCTCCTTCATTTTGCACTTCCCTTCTTTATTCTGCTGTCGATTATATCACACGAACGCTTGTTTGTAAATAGCTTTTGTAAAGAAAATGTGTTTATTTGAGAAGTTTTTTATTTTTCTCGAGAAGTTTCGCGAAGCGCAAAAGAAGGATTATGCCTTTGTCGTTTAGTTTGCTTACGATATTTGCTAACTCAAATCTGTAATGCTTCATCTGTCTGTCCCTTCTTTGTTGGAAATATTTTCTAATTCAAGTGTAACATGCTTTTCGAGAGAAGACAATAGCCGAGTTTAATATTCCGTATTAAAATCAGATACAAAAATATATCCGTTTTACATTCGACAAATTTATGCACTTATCGGCGCACATTCAATGTTGACAAACATTTAACAACGTAAAAGAGCACCCCATCCAGAAGAGTGCTCTTTTACACAGCAAATTCATAAACAAAGGAGGAACATGACAGAAGTCACGAAAGGAAACGGAGGGATTTGAACCCTCAAAGGTAGCCTTTTGACCGCCATACAACCGATTCGCCGTTCCCGTGCGCGACAGCCCTTGCGAACCGCCGCCAACAAATGAGAAAACAAGACCGAAAGGAATACGGGCATGTTAATTCGCGCCTTGCGGAGTTGAACCGCCGTTGTACACGTTATGGTATCGTCTGCCGTTGAACGTATAGGCGCGATATCCGAGCAGCCCGTTGGCGGTTCATCATTCCCGCTTTTTGCTCGGATATTTTAAAAGAAAGGAGTTTCAATACGAAGAACAACCAGAATTCATTGTCCTATGACAACATTATAGCACGTTTAAACGCATTTGTCAACATATTTATCAACGTTTAGTAATATATTGTTTGTCACGTTTAATGTTTGCTAAATAGCTTTGCAAACCAATTTAACTTACGCTTGTTACCTTGTTCAACATCGGATTCGTTTGTTGACTCAACGTTATTCTCGTCTGCAACAGTTTTTTTGCCGGCTGAGACGTTCTGTGAGCCGTTCTGAGGTGCATTAACAAACTTGTCGGATTCACTGACCGCATGGAGCGTTTGCGCCTGCACAGCGGTTTGTAACGCGTTGTGGGCGAGTTCGGCAAACTTGCTGGCATAGTCTGCAATCTGCTTATCACGTTCGTCAAGCATTTCCGTCTTCTGTTTCAGCTCGTCTGCCTGTCTGTCAATTACGTTTCTGAGAGCTTCTACAGTCTCCTGTAGGCTCTTTATTGTTTCTGCGCTCAAACACTCGTGTCCTTCGTTTTCTTCGCTCTCACAAGCCTGTGGTGCGTCACACGCGGTTTCCGCAACTGCTTCTTGTTTTTTTGAGTTGCTATATAGTTTCAATGCATCCTCGGAGATTCTTTTTACTCCGTCCTCGCTTGTCACTATATATTCTTCAAGACCGTTCCGCTTAATTCTTTGATATACCGATTGACTTGTCACTCCGGCTCTGTCGGCGAATTCGGCTATTGTGAGGTATTTCATGGATTGCTCCTTGCTTTTGTGATTGAGAATTTAATATGAGTTATACTTCTTCCCGTCCGCGTCGGCTCATAGGCTACACGCAAATCACTAACGGCGTTAATTTCGTCAACGGCAGTGTCGATTACGCGCTTGCGAAAATCAATAAAATCCGAATAACCGCCTATTTGCATAAGCGTTTTCAAATTTTCAACAGAAACGGTGTACTCGCCTATATTGGCATAGCTTTTAAGTATCTCGTACAAACGTATAGTGTGTTTCGATTCCATGTTTAACACGGTTTGAAGCTGATATGCCGTATACGATTCTTTGAGTTCGAGCAAATAAGGCGCTAACCGCTTGTCAAGCTGAATCCTAACCCGCGATTCATTTTCGTATATTTCCGCGCCCGAAATCCATGCGCATAGCTTTCTTACATTTCCGTCCACTATCCAGAATGACTTGTCGCGTATGGATTGCAGCGTTTCACGGAGATTCTTGTAATTCTTGCCGTTTTGAGTAATTCCAAGTGCTTCACACATATCTTGCAGGTTGAAATCATACTCGTAAAGTTCTTTATCATCTGGTTTTACCTTGCTTATCGTATACAATATGACTTTTTGCTCCTGTGTTGTCATTCCGTATCTTGACTTTTGAATAAGTTCGTTCTTTTTGACAACCAAATTTATTGTCTTGTCTCTATTTTCCATAATTACCCCTTTTCTGTTGAAAACCATGTGTAAAACTATGTTGAAAAACTGTTGAAAACCCCAAAATGACAAATTTTTGCGTTTATTTTCCGTGTTCTACAGTTACCAAATGTCCTGTTTATCGTTACTAAGTGTCCTGTTTTACAGTTACCAAATGTCCTGCTATCCGTTACCAAATGTCCTGTTTATCGTT